CAGAATGGACGGACGACGGAAACATTGCATTCTCATTAACTTATTTTATATAACATGACAAAGCTAAACATTAAAAACACTTTAATCGCTTGCGGCTATTGTTACTAGAATGCCGTTTGATACAAGAACACCCGTTAAATTACCAGCCGTTATTGTGTTGTTTCTAATCGTTGTATGGTCAGAAACACCCGTTTGTGCAAATACCGCTATTGCACTAGCACCAGCATTGATAAAGGTATTGCCCGAAATATCGTTACCGCCGCCAATCCTACAAGCTGCGCCGCCACCAAAATCAGTAACATTATTTGTTACTTTGTTATTAGCGCCATCACATCGAATAGCTACGCCGACAGTACCTTGCTGATTAGTGCCAGGTATTAACCCTGAGTTACCGATGATGATATTGTCATTAACGACATTATTATTACCAGTAATATAAGCTAATTTCTCGTAAGGGTGTGTAACAATATTCCCCTCAACTAAACAGTTATTACTAACCATAAATAAGCAGTTAACATACATTCCACCCGTTGCATCTGGATAAAATTGGTTATCAGAAACTATGTGACTTCCACCACCGTCTGACCTTACTGCAAAATAGGCTGTATCTGTGTATTCAGTAGGCCCACCAGTGAAACGATTACTATATATATTGGCATTTAAACAGCTATCTAAATGTACACCAGATTTAAAAGGTGTATCTATCTCGATTTCTGTCATTGAAAAGTTATCACCAGAAACATAAACTAATGAGGGGATAGTTTCTGCTGTACCAGCGTTTTCAGCGTTTATTGTGCCGTCACCAATAATTGATCCACCACCTGAGAAAGTGACATTATCAGCCGATACATTAAAGATTGTTGCCGGGTTAACTTCTATTGCTGCGCCTGCTGTTGCTTTAATTGAACCTTCAATCTGTAAGTGTATTCTCTTGTTGACTAGTACCGCTGCTGATCGTCCACCTGATATATCTATTGAGTAAAAAGATGAGTCAATAGGAACTATCAGCTTACCGCCAACTGTTAAGGCTGTAATTGCTGTATTAAATGCGATTAGATTGTCTGCTGCTGATGATGCTGATGATGCGCCGAAATCTTTAACACTGACTATCTCTCTAAGTTTAATACCAACAGTTGACTCGATAGCGCCTGCACCGTCTTGGGTGAATGTTATATTGGAAGCATCGGTAAACTGAGCGAGATCAATATTATCAGCTAATTGAATAGCGTTAGTGGTGTTGTTTGCGTCTGCTTCTGCCTCAGTCGGGAATAGCCACAAATCATAAGAGCCGTCAATGTAAGGTATTACTAAGGCGTCACCCGCTGTATTAGGAAAGCCTAAAGCGTTTAATTCAAACTTTGCAACTGTAGTGCCGCCGGTTGCGTCTGTTGCCATTACTTTCGGCGTTGTGGTTCCCTGATCAAAAGCTTTCATCCAGTAGTTAGCGAAATCTTCGTATTGTGGGATTGTGTATGCTATCGGTGCAAATGCCATTTTATTGATTCTCTGTTGTATTTTGTAAAGTTTGTTCTGCTGCTCCGACACTTGCCGCACCAACTAAACCTAATCTATCTATTTCTGATTGAAGCTGCTGATCAATAGCAAAGCGACTCTTTGCCGTTTTTGCTGCATTCCTTTTAATTAATAAGTTTCTTAATGTTGGTCTTTCTATAATCGCCTGAGCTACCCCAGGTATTAAAACTTGGGGATTAGTTATGGCGAACAATGGGACCAACTGCTGACCTGTTGCCGTTGTTACTGCTGCATCTTGCGCCCTTCTGGTTTGCTCTAAAGTATTCCTTAATACTGCGATAGCCTTTCTTTCTTCTGGATCAAAAAACTTAAATATTTGATTTCTATGTTTTGTTGCTTGAGTTTGAAATCTATTAGGGTTTATTTCTATTCCATCAGGTGAAGATTTTTGTAGCATTCTTTGTAGTATTCTTTGTTTTGCTGCCTGCTTTCCTGTTGGATCAAGGTTGCTAGCTAAGAATTCTAAGTCTGAATTTTTATTGCTGAACAGTAATTGATCAACTACTTCTGGCGTTGCGTCACCTCTTTTAATTAAGCTTTTAACGCCTGACTTATTGGCGCCTATTGCAAAATCAGAAAACACTTTGTCTGCTTCTTTCCACTTCTTTGATAATACAGGGTCGGCTGAATTGGCAAATGACTCCATATCTTGAGATAGTTTCTTATAGACTTGAGACAACATACCTACATCAGAAGATCCTTGAACGGGCGCACCTATCTTTGCTTGTTGCAACTTATTGCCTACCGCCGATCTAACTGACTTAATGCTTTCAAAGGTTAAATCATTAGGCGCGTCGATAAAGTCTTGCATTTCTTTTACTAATTCAACATTGCCTAATGAGCCTTTTTTAATTTCAGTATCTAAAACCTTTTGGGCAAATTGCTTGGTTTTAGTAATTGGAACTGATCCTAGATTATCTAGCTGCCTTGTTGATTGCTCGAACAATTCACCCGCCGCTGCTTTTTTGGCATTGATAGAATTTTTAACACCTTCCACTATGTCAGACTCGAATCTAGCCCCGTCAGTTACATCAAACTTAGTTAGAAGTGTATCTATGGCTTTAACCCTTTCGGCCTGCTGTGCGACTCTTTGACCTCCCTCTATCAATTCACCTTGCTGTTGTAAAAAGCTGCCTACTCTTGTTTTTGGTGGTAGAACGTCAGAGGTTAGCTGCCTTATTCCTGTCGCCTTTTCTACATCGGTTACATCTGTAATTGCTGCTGACTTAGCTTGTGATATTGCAGGAGCTTGACCAGCTTTCAATGCTGCTCTTCTGCCTGTACCTGCACCAATCAATTCAAGGGCTGCGTCTGGTAGGGTTGCTGCTAATGCTGCTAATGCTGGGCTTCCTGTCGCTTCAAAAGCGTCATCACCTAAAAATGCTTTTAATTGTGTTAGTTTGCTTATTACCGGTTCTGCAAACTCACCTAAATCTGTTAAGGCTTTTTTTCCTTGCTCGGTTTGAGGGTTGATGGTTAAAAAGTTTCTGACCTGCTCAACCATTTGGGCGCCTGCTCCTGGATCTGCAAAAGGGTTGGCTGCTGCTGCTATTCCAGCTAGACCAGCTATTGGTTCTGCAATTAAACTTGTACCTAGAGTCAAAGCACCCTCAACACCACCTACAACTTGATCCACAAATGATGGGGATTGACTTGAAGCGGCTTCAATCGCGCTAAATCCTTGTACTTTTCTAGCAAAGGATAAAGGGTCTAGTCCAACCGCCTCTTGAGCTGTTGGAGGTTGTGCTTGTGGCTGACTTGCACCAATCATCTTTTTAACGGTTGCTTGTATGACCTGCGGATCAGTTCCATCAGGAAACTCCAACACTCGACCGTCTGCTAGTTTTGCGGTAATTGTCATTGAATAAGATTTCCTTGCGCGTCAAATTGAAATACCTGACCTTGAGATTGTTGAGCTTCTATTGATTCTCTTTTAAGTATATTTCTGTCGGCTGCATCTTCAAATATTCGTTTAACGCGCCTTAACTCTTTTCTTGCTAACTCGTCACTTATTAACGGGTTGGCTAGCAAGGTGGACGACTTCTCTAGTGTTCTCATTTCGCTATCAGTGATCGTACCTTGACCTTTCAATTTCTCTCTAGACTCTAAAGATAATAAGCTTAAAACTTGATCAACTTGCGCCCTTGCATCTATATTAGATTGAGTTCTTAAGCTTTCTGCTGGTGCGTTATTGAATCGACCAAATGCACTAGAAAACAAATCACCTTCCATTAAGTCAGTAACTATGGTTGCCGCGTTGGTTGCTTCACCTCTTCTAACATTTTTTGAGTCAATCGCCTGCTGCCTTAGCTCTAAGTTTTTAATCTTAGTTTCATCAATGTTGATTTTCTTTTGCTGTATGTCTTGCTGTCCTGACACAGTCTGCTCTATACCTGTAACTTGCTCTACAGCTTGAGTGGTCTTTATTTTCGCTTTCCCTTCCTCAAACTTCAGCTTATCTTCTGTCGAGGTTAACTTAGAAATTGCACCAATAGCCTGCCCAAACTGAAACTTGAATTTTCTTTCTTGTGGCGTGTTTTCTGGTAAATTTCTGAATTGCTCTAACTCTCGCTGCTTGCCAGTTGCGCCTTGACCACTAAAGAAACCTAGCTTTTGACCAATATCAACTACTTGTGATGCTCTTTGCGCTGCTAATTCTGGATTATCTCTAAGTAACTGTAAAAATTGTTTAGATTCATTTGTGTCAATACCTTGCCTTTCTAACTCTTCAATTCTTTGTATTGTTGCTGCTCTAGCGCCTTCAATATCACCATTTTGCAACATGGGAGATACTTGGGCGCCAAAGATAGACAGTGATTTAAGTTTAGCTTGCTGCTGATTCTGCTCTGCTACCTTTCTATTTTGCTTGATAGCATCAAATCGACCGACATTAGAGCCAATCTGACCGATAACATTACCCAGATCAACGCCCCGTCTTTGTAATAGTAGGTTTGCATCAATAGCCATTAGTTACTCCTATAGCCTCATAGTTCACCAGCCCAAAACCATCTTTAGTTGTTGTAGCTGATGGTTGCTTGTCTAATACTTCGGAGAACATGACGCCAGTTGATGAGCCGACAAGGTTAAAGGCTTCTTTCGCTAATTCGTTCCAATCCCATGACCATAATTTATATCCGTTTTCTTCACCTATAATCTCAGCGTTATCTTTTAGTCTAGAATCTGAAGCGCCAAAGATAGCCCCGGCTAAGTTGAGTATATTAGCTGATGATTGAGCTTGGTTGTTTGCTTGTGCGACTGATCCCGCTAATTGTACATTTCCAATGTCAGTAAATAAGTTTGATATATTTGAACCTTGACCGATTGCTGTGTTCGCCTGAGTGGTTGCAATGCCAGTACCTAAGTTCAATAAGTTACCTATATCTTGTCTTTGTCTATCAATTAAAGGTTGAGCTGCTAATAATGCGTTATTCTGGAATCTTAACGCCGTATCGCCTGCGCTTAATCGACCGCCTGATGCCGCCGCCGCTGCTGTATCTCTATCGAGTAGGTTTAAGCTTGATTGGAATAAGGGATTGTTTTGGAGGAAATCAAATTGTGCTTGTGAGTCACCCAAGAAGCCAGATAAATCTATACCTCTTTGACCGACTGCGCCAAATGGAGATAAGAAACCTTGTGCTATTTCTGTGGTTCTTCTTTGCTCTGCTATTGCATCGTTAACAGCATCAACCGCTAGACCTGTATCGTCTACAATATCTTGGTCAGCTCGCCGACCAAATAGATCTAAAGGGTCGCCAATTATATTGGTTGTCTCTTCGCCGAAAAGCTCTTCAGCTAAAGGCCCGCCGCTTGCTATATCTATAAGCGTGTCTGCTTCACTTCCGCCTAAACTCATATTAAATCACCTATTTGCTCTCTAGTTAAACCGACAATATGCTGGTCGTGCAATTCGCCATTTTTAAGGTAAGATTTTTTAATCAAACCTTCATCATTGAAACCTGTTTTCAACGCTAGATTATAAGTGGTCGTATGGTTTGTTCCTATGAAGGATATGACCTTGTTTATTCTCTTGTTGCTATAAATCCATATTAATAGACATTTTACTATACTTTTCCATCTTCTGCACTTTCCCGGCATTACGTAAGGATGAAAGTCTATCATTGACACCTGTATGACTCCCAACTTACAAATTGCCATAACTTCGCCTTTATCTTTTACCAGTAACCATACAGTGCTTCCGCCTATGATTGGTCGCCATTTATCTAAATCGACCCCATCTTCAAAAGCTAGGTCTTTAGTCTGCATAATATACTTTCTTATTATCTCTGAATCTGTTGAGATTTCACAAATCAAGAATCTGTACCAGCAACATTAAAAAATATGCTATCTATCGCTGATGATTCAAATGATAACGTTCCGCCCGGGGGGATTACTTGATTAACTAAACCAATACCTAAATCATTCTCACCCCATACAACCACCTTAAAAGGTATGACAGGCTGATCACTAGTCACCAAGTCAGTTATGTATGCTTTGTAACTTGCGTTAACTGTAGAGTTGTTTGAGGCTGTTACAGAATTAATCTGTGTGCCATTGCCACCTAATGGAGCAGTAAAGAATACCTGTCTAGTGTCGGCAATTGTATTGGCTCTATTTTGTATTATTTGATTAGGCACTGTTTTTCCTTATCTAGCTTGCACAATAAATGAGCTGTCTAATTCTGCTGTAACGTCATTAATTGCGCCAATATTTGCCACTTGAAACTTGACGTAATCATTTTTATTTAAGGTAATGTTATCAAAGTAAACGTAATAACCAACATTACGGCCACCAGCTAAGTTATTAACAACTCTAGTCTGCACTTTTCCATCTTCAAATGAAGTAGTTGCACTTCTAAATACGACCGCCTTTATTGCTACAACATCGTTTGCAGATCCATCAATAACAAATTGAGCGCCTACTTGATATTCTCTAGGAGAGTCACCTAAATGCCTTAATTGTCCGTTTGATGGGGAATCGAAATGCGTTAACCCGCCCGCCGTAAATGTACCGGCCAAATCAACATAAACGCCATCACTAACGATTGTGGTTATGACCTCTACAGTGACATTAGCCTCTGCACCAACAAAAGTATTATCAATGCCATTGTTACCCATCCATTCGCTAATTAAATCTGATGATGCTACGTTGGGTAGTATATTTGCGTCTGAGGCATCAAACGTACCATTTCTGGTTATTAAGCAACCATCTAGCTGCAATGTTGATGGGTTTACAAAGTTAGCCGGGGCAAAGTCTAGGAATGATGCACTAGCAGGAAGATCAATATTTTGATTACTTCTAAAGCGTGAATTCATAACAAACCCAGCACCCGCGCTATATAAAGAGTAAGCGCCGTCAACTAGACCTCTAACTATTGAGGTATCAATGAAGTAACCGCCGACCCATGTGCCAGCTAAAGTAAGTTCTGGTTTGCCGCCGAAACGACCCGTACCAACCTCTAAACCTTGCCTGTAATTGGTTATTGTGCCTAATGATGAACAGTCATTGTAATTAATTCGGGAGAACTCAAACGCGTTGAACCCTGTAGCATCGGTTAGATCATAAACCTGTGAGCCTGAGCCTGTAACTTCTACCGCGTAATCCATGCCTAGTATGTTTCCGCTACCGCCTCCAGGAGAATCAAATAAGGTGTAATTAGTATCGCTGCAAATGATTTTAGAAATATCAAAAGTGGTTCCAAGTATGCTAATGCCGCCCGCTGGTATTGTGATATTCAAACCTGTACCGGTAAAATCTATAATTCCATCTAAAACATAAACCTTGGTGCTGTCTATTGTGCCTCCTATAGTCTCAGCTAAGTTACCTTGGTTAACTGTTATGGTGCTGGTTAAGTTATCATTAAATAACACTGTGAAATTATGCTGAGTTTTTGTAAATGCAGAAAACAAAGTATCGCCTTGCTTAGCGTCTGCCGTACCTATAATTATATCTTCTTGAATCATTATGCAATCACCTTGTCGGCAGTTATAAAAGTTAAGTCTGTTGTAAATCCACTTGTATCTATTGTGAACTCTGGCAAACCTGCTAATTCTTTTGCTAATTGCTGAACTATTGAGTTGAAACTGTTTTGTGTTTTATTATCTAAGTTAGCAACTTCATCAGTAGCGCCGCCTGTCCTTGTCCATAATTGGAGTAACATTCTGCTCTGTTGCTCGAAGAAGTTTCTAACGCTTAAATCTTCTTGAAAAGCTTTAGGCAATACAATCTGTGGTGGCGGATTAACTTTAGTAACCATTTAACGCCCCGACAATCTAAGATCGATCGCTGCTGTATAAATTTCGTAATCAACTGGATCTGTAGTTGTGACTCTGAATATAAAATCATTGTGTGAATCTAAACCATAGAATTCGACTCGAAGTGTGTATTCACCTAGTCGGCCAATCCTTCCCCATCCACGAGGCTTCCAGCTTCTACCACCATCAAAGGAAATCTCTAATTGTATTCTAGGGTTTTCACCTTGACCTGATATAAGCCCAGTCCCTTGCTCCATAATCAGCTCCAGCCTTGACCATTGAACCCGGTTACCAATAGCACCTAATAACTTGCCATTAACTGAGCTAGTAATTCTGCGCCTTTGTATTAGTTCGTCGTTATTAGTGAAAGTGTCAATATCTAATTCGTATAAATTGCCGTTATTCGCATCAGCTAAATAATTCTTACCATAGACATTAATTAAACTGGTTGCCTGATAAACTCCATCATCAACACCGCTTGAGATTTCAAACCATCCGTTCTGTCCTAATGACTCGCTAAGCACCCAAGTTTTATTAGCTGATGGGAATGTAATTTGATAAAAGTTTAACCCTTCAAAAGTATAGGTAAAGCCTATAGCATCATCTGTTCTAGAGTATGACTCTATAGCGTGACTAATAGCTGTGGCTGATATTCTCTGTCTTTGACCGCCTACCGCTTGATAGATAGCTAGGTCATCGCCAAGCCAATACATAAATTGATCAGTGTTAGCAACTGAGTGAATAGCATCTAAGCCTATTTCAAAGATTTGACCATCTAATCTGTCTAAAGGTGGGTTACCAATACCACTATTCCAATATGGTTCAACCGTTCTTTTGCCAAACATATAAACATTTTGTTTAAAAGGATAGGGCCTGACTAATACATCAGGCTTGCTTTCTGGTCTAGCTGCGTTTAATCCGTTAGCCGTTGATGGGTCTAATGGTTCCGCTAATACAAACAAATCTGTTACCGGGTTACCGTAAATAATCTGGCTGTTAATAAATCCGTTAGATGTTGAGCCAACTATGTTTAAATCTGTGATAACTTCAATGGTTGAGCCGTTATAAATAAACTGACCATCGATACCCGTCATGATTAGGTTTTTACCGTCATCATCAATAATCATACGGTTAGTACCAGGAACCTCGCCGATTAAAGTGTGATTACCTGACTTGTCAAAGCTATATAAACTTGTTCCCGCTATTCTAAAGCCGACTTCGGCAAAGTTTCTCATTCCTCGATCAATACCCTCAACACTTCCAACCGTTTTTAAGCCTGGAAATGAGTGTAAAACATATTGATCTTTCCCTTCTTCAACTAACTGATGATAAAAGTTCTTAGTTTGCTGGGATGATAAAGGTCTTGACCTGCTTTGATAGCTAGGACCTGTTATGTTTAGCTGGATGTTCTTCTTAAACTGTGTCAAGGAGTCGCACCCTCAATTCTTGCATAGGGAGCGGGGCCATAACGACCTTCTGAATCTGCTTGATTAGCGCCGTTGATTGCTTCTGAGTATCTTTGCAAATACTTCATTGCCTGGGCTTCATCTTCAGCATAAGTAAACAAGTAAAACAAAGCGCCGTTTAAATAAATTTCGGGATGATCTTCTAATACAATATTAGTTTGATTAGTTAAGCTTAATGGATCTGGCTTCTTGTAATAATTTACTTCAACTGTATAAGCTTGATCTGGGGTTATATCAAATTCTATTTGAGAGCCTACTGTAAAGTAAGTCGGCCTGCCTGTGCCTGACTGCCTATAAAGTGCGTCCGAGGTCTTAAAAGACAACCGGCCATTCAATGTATCAATGACAAGTCTAATTGACCTAAGGGAAAAATAGCCGTCTGGTAATGCAAAGAATTTAGTTGATACGCTAGCCGTCGATGTAGTTTCTTGGCCTCGAATCTGTAAAGCTTCATGAGCCTTATGGGTCTTAAACATATCCTTTTCGACAAGACTGATAAAACCGTCAATCTTTAAATCTAAGTCGTTACGATGTGACCAGTCAATAATTTCTAATTTAAGGTTGCTAAAAGTATCAAACACCTAATCGACCCTCTTTTGTTCTTAGTGCTGCAAAGTTTCTATCATTGAGCTTAGCAATTAGAAACGGTCTATTATTCTGCGATAATGGATTGTTGTCTGGATTGCCTTTCTTCTTTAACTCTTCACGCCATTGTTCAATCACAATAGTGGGTATTGAGGCTACTTTGTGCCAGTTAGCACCTTTACCTTTCCATCCTGAGTTTTTACTGTTAATTTCACGCTTATTATTCGCTAATTCGCGGCTAACATCGGCGGTCTTATGGATAATCACCTTATTATCAACCTCGTGAAAGGTTTCAGTGATACCCGTAAAGCTATTAACACTCAGTATTTTACCCATTATAATTCTTTTACCGCGTTGGCCTTCTTAAATTTGGTTAATTCTTTTTTGCTTACTGTTGTTTCTTTGCCTTTCTTGATCATATCGCCGTTGAGATTACAGAAATTCTTCAAGGCTAAAACCTTAAAACGAACTTCTTTCTCTGCGGGCTTCTTATCTTTTTTGCTCATAGTAGCCTCTTAAAAAAGGGAAGGTTTTTACACCCTCCCAATGGGGTAAGCCTAAAATTTAAGCTGTTAAGTCAGCAACGATTCCAGATGCTTTCTCGTTTCTTGCTTCCAAAGTATATTCAGACTGAATTTGAACTCGGTCTGAACTACCTTCTTTAGCGAGAGTTTCTTCATCAAACTCATACAAAGAAGCCATTGCCCACATATCCATCTCAAGTACTAACATTGAATCTTGTACTTGGAAACGGTTAGGAATAACAGCCAATGTACCAAAGTCTGACACATACATATCAATAGCAGTAGTAACTGATTTAGCATTACCGTCTACAGTACGTTGAGCTGCACCTGCTGAACCGCCATTAACCAAACCAGATAAAGCCTGTTTGATAACTGAACCAACCATAATGGTATCAGGGTTGCCGCCTTGATCCCAAATGTCAGCTATTACGCCGTCTAATTGAGACTGAGCGAAAGAACGAGGTGTACCTGTTCCGCGAGCATCAGTACCGTCACCAGTAGGAGCGACACCAGTCGCACCTAAATCAGTGTTAGTAGCAATCCAAGCTTCAATGCCAGCTAACTCACGAGCTGTTGATTCAGAACCTACGACTTTAGCGTTATTAGCTAATAGTGCGAATTCCATATCATTTTTAAGCAACTTGCTCATTTTCATGATTTGATAGTTTAACGTATCACCAGTACCCGCAGTATTAACTACACGCTGAGTCTTAGTAACGCGTGGAACCTTATCACTGATTTGAGTCTGGTTGTTTAATCGTACAGTTTGAATAGGCGCAGTAGTTGTCGCGTTATTCCCTTCAATCTGAGCGTTAGCCCCTGCTGTGCCGATTGTATCTGTCTGCCATTCATGTAAAGTTGCTTCTGCTGCTACGTGAGCAATAGAGCTGATGAAAGGCGTGTCTGTTGGTGAGATATCATAAATTGCGTTAATGAAATCTTCACGGTTTTGGTTAGCATCATATGTGCTAGTTGTATCTGCTGGTGTAGTCATTATTAAGTACCTTTTAATTTTCGTCTGATTTTTTGGAGTCTGAAAGCTGAATCAACTGAGCCTAACTTTTTATGGTCGGCTATTGCCTTTTCAAGCTCACTATGAACCGCGCTTCTTTGTGCTCCACCGGGTTTAGTCATAACCGGGGCTTTTCTTACCTTCTTAGTAATTGCTGCATTCGACTTTTTACTTGCGTGATACTTAGCTGCATCAATATAAGCTTGTCCGTGACCAGTTGTTAAAATACCCTGCATCATAGTGTCAGTATATCCTAATCCAGTTAGATAGGTTTTAACTATCTCTACATCCTTCTTATACGCTGCGGTTTCTTTGCCATCTTCTAACCAACCATTGTCTTTAGTTAGCTTGTCAATAGCCTTGGCCGCGCTTGCTGTAGTATCTGCCGTGTTATCGTCTGCTTTCACGCCTTGCGCTTTTTTCAGTGCTGCTTTGCGTTTGGCTTGCTGTTCAGTTACTTTCAGGTATTGCCCTGGGTCATTCTCTCGCAACTCATCAAGCGTATAGCCGTCAAAATCGGTTTCGTCAAACTCATCAACAAACACCTTTAATTGTGCTGTCAAATCGTCTAACTGCTGACTCTTGTTAGTCATTGATTCTTTTTCAGTATCAAATAACTTCCTGTCGTCGGCCAGTGCTTGTGTTTTGCGTGTATAGTCAGATTGCCTTAAACTCCCCTGCTCCCATTCTTTAATCTGTTTGAAGGATACTTCACGTTCATTACCTAAATCGACGTAAAACTCTTCTTGATCACTTTCTGGTTGCTCGGTTTCGTCTAACTCTACAGTCTCAACCTCGGTTTCTAATGTCTCAGACAATTCTTCGACTTCCTCAACCTCAACTTCATCTGGTGTTACTACTAAGCTAATTGGTTCTTCGGTTGGCGCTGTTACAGGCTCCGACGTTCCTCTAGCTTTTCCTATTCTTGCTAATATATCTGCTTCATTGCTTTGTGTTGGTAGTGGGTTATTCACGGTTAGTGAGTCCTTTAGTTAATTAAAATTCTATAATCCTACTGTTTTCTTAGCTCGCTGTAATAAGCTTAAATCTTCTCTAGCGTAAATACCGTCATTCATAATGCTTTCAAGATTCTTTTCTAGTTCGTTAATAGCGTTAAGTTGTAGCCATATTTCACTGTGCTTCTTAGTGTCTGATTGACTAGCGTGTTGAAAAGCACCTAAACAATCTGCTTTAATCATTTGCAAGGCTTCAACGAAAGCAGGGTTTCTTAATACTTGTTCAGCATTGTTAGCCCGGGCTATTTCATTCTTAGCGTGCTTAATATCTTCTACACTCATATTGTGCTGCCTGGAATGTCTTGGCCTGTATCGGCTTCTAATTTAGTTAAATCAAACTCTAATCTTTTATGATTCTCAACTGCCTGCTGTCTGGTTTTCTCATCGAACTGTCGTTGATCTTCTGCCAGTTTAGCCGCGTCAATAGTTTGTTTAGATTGTAAGTCGAATATCTTATTCTGCATTGCTGCCTGAGCTTTTACCTGCTCCGCTTCTGCTAATGGGTTTTTCATTTGTAACTGTTCAATAATCGCTTGAGCTTGCTTCATCTG